CGAAGAAGTGCTGCCCATCGGACTTGTTCTTGGTGTCGCGCTGGCGGATCGAGTTACGCCGCCCTTTCAGTTGCGACTTGTCGCGGTTGTTGGTGTGCACGCCGCCGATCGCGTTCCGGTCAGCTCGTTGGTACATGCTGCCGGAATAGCCCTTGGTGCCGTACTCAAGGAACCGCAGGTAAAAGAATCGGCGATTGTCTCGCTTGCCCCGTATACCCACCTGAGCATCCAGCCCGCTGGGGGTGACGTAGACACGTAGGGCGGCTGCAGCAGCGCCGGTATCCTTGGGGATCAGCTGTCGCTGGGTTTCGAGTACCCGCGCGGCTGCTTTGGCCATGGCAGGCTGCAACTCGTTGTCCATCGTCTTGTGGATGTTGCGCAGCGTCCGGCGTAGCCGGATATCACCGCGAAGGCTCGACCGGCGCGCCATACCCTACTCCTTGGCCGGATCAGCCTTTGCGGGCTTCGCGGCCTTGTCGGTGACCGCTTCAGCGTAGCCTCGGGCAATCAAGCCTTCGCCCTGCTCTTTGGTCACCTCGAACTCTTCGCCCTTCTCCCGCTCACCGGATGCGCCCGTCAGCGGGCCTAGTGCTCGAATTTTCATGATTCACCTCATGGGTTAGGTACCGATGAGCAGAGAAGCCTCATCAAGGAGTTTTCGTTGTCTGGCAGAACCGCCTCGACCTGATAAGTAACTCCGCGTCGCGTGAGCCGAGATCCCGCAACGATGTCTGAGCGCTGCCTGCCGATGATTTCGGCGGTTACAACAGCACTCAGCTTTTCAGCAACCGCAATGACTCGACCGCTTGGGGTGCGAACCTCACCCCACATTTCAGGGCGAGCCGCTGGCAGCCACGTCACTGTGGCGCCCCCGGATTTATTCCTCTCCTCGTGTCGATGAGCCACCTGCAGCCGATGACGCAGCGGCCCGGCCCTCATATGCCCCACCCGATACGATGCGGCGTCAGGAGCGCCTTCGAACCTTGCGGCAGTTCGGTGGCGATGGTCCCGATCACAACGTTCTCGCGGTTGGCGTAAAGATGGCCGAGGATCAGCAAGCAAGCCGCCTGGATCTGCTTATTGATGACCATGGGTGAGTCACCGGCATCCCCGGCGGCGACAGCCTCATCCAGCGCCTGTTGGTTGGCGTAAAAACGGCGGTTCAGATAGTCCATCGCCTGCCCCTCCGCCGCTTCGACCAGCAGCTCCAGGTACTCGTCATCATCATCGGGATCTCGAAGATGATGCCGGGCAATGGACATACTGATAACCGGCATTAGCTACTCCTTCAGCGGTTCAAGTGATGCCAGATTTCGCTGCACCAGTTCCTCCGCATGCCGGCGCGGCACCGTATATGCTGGACCGCCGCGACGACGAAGCTCACCCTCGTCCATGTACGAGCGCAGCGGATAGATCTGAAGAGTCACAGGGTTCGGGCTGGCCCGATCATTTAGTGCCAACTCATCAGCGCCGGCGCCGCTATTTGCCAAGACTGAGGCAGTTTGAGCGACGGCTTCGGATGCGGCATCGGCAGCGTCCGTCGTGGAGATACCGGCACCCTGCTCGCCTGTGACACCACCCGGCCCAGTGCCAGCGGCTGCCTGCCCTTCTGCCGTCAACAGACCCGAGTCCTCCGCCGAGCCTGGAGCAGTTGCAGGGACGCCCGAATCAGCGGAGTCGCTAGCGCCTGGAACGATCGCTGGGCCAGGCGAAAGAGGCAACCCGGCAGCTTCAGACGGCCCGCTGGTGGAATCAACGGTCGATACCGAGTCCTTCGCATCAGCCGTGGAGGCTGGTGTTTCCTGTTTACGTGCCATTGGATTACTCCATTGCGGCGCCATTTCTGGCGCCGATCTGCGGGATGGTTAAGGAGTGATCAGCGGGCCAGTAACGAACGCTTCTTCACGATAGATGGCGAAGGCCAGGCGCTCTTCAGCACGAATCGTTGCCATGTTCTTCTCGAAGTCATCGCCGTTCTCGGTCGAGATCAGCACTTCGATTTCCATGCGGTCGAAGATCTGGGCGCCGAGCTTGAACGCACCGACGAGGAAATCGTTCTGAGTCATGGCCTGGGTAGAAACTACTGGGCGATTCCAGAGTTTCGCGTTGGTGCCTTCCTGAGGCTGGCCGATGATGTAGCGGCCCTCCCCGTCCTTGGTCTACTCAATAGCCGCCCAGTCGATCGGGTTGAGCACGATGCCGTCGGATGGGAACTCGGCCAGTTCGGCCTGCAGCAGCGCAAGACGCAGGCGGTCAATGCGCTGTTCGCCGACTACCGCGACACCGGAGGGCGCAGCGTAAAGTTGAGCAACGGTCATGAGGCCCTGCAGGTTCACGCCGGTGCCGTTGCCGTAAAGCAACTGAGCTTCTTCCGCTATGGTCAGGCCGTAGCGTGCGCGACCGTCGATGTAGCTCTGCAGGGCCTTGGCATCGTCCAGCATCTGGCGGCTGGCTTTGAACAGATGGGCGATGGTCCGCACGTTCGCAGTCGCCAGGGCGAAGGTCAGGTCGGAGTATGGCTTGGCCGTGGTCTCCGCCACCGTACGGGCGTTGTTGGTGAAGCCGGTTTCACGGACGTACTCGATGGAGTTCGACTCAGTTGTGCCCGGCGCGACCAAGTCGCGGACAGTCAGTCGGCGCTGAGGCGGGGCAATGATCCCCGGCAAGCGCTGAGTCTGCACCAAGTCACCGCCGGTTGCGGTGGTGATAGCTGCCCGCGGCACCGATACGCGCCGAGAGCCGCGGAAGGACGAGTTCATATCTTTCATTTCTTCGCTTTCGATCACGAGAGCGCCGACAGATTTCTGCGGCTCTTCCTGGTGGCTGCGATCCCGGCTTGCGTTCACGAGCTTTTGCTCAGCCTCACCCAGGCGCGCCTGAAGCTCGCCCTGCTTGGTCAGCAGCTCGTCGACCTTGGCGCGGGTTTCGGTATTCATTTCACCGGAGGCTTTGATTTGCTTTTCGGTCGCCTCGGCCTGGCTTTTGATCTGGTCGCCAATGCCCTTCAGGCTGGCGTTGAGTTCCTTGACTTGGGCTTCAAAGTCCATGGTCATTTTCCTTTCAGAGAATTGAGGAGGTTGGTTGCCGCGCTCAGAGAGGCGGAGAGGTCTGGCGCGACAGCGCTGGGCTTATCGGGCGGGGCAGCGTTACGCGTACCCCCGCCGGCAGCGCGAGGCATGCCGGACTTGAAACTGGCGAACAGTTCACGGCGCTCGGAACGAGGCATGCCGCCCTTGGCTAGGGCTACATCCATGGCCTTGAGTGCATTGGCTTGGGCGGCGTCTTCGGTTTCGCGCTCGGTTACCTCAGTGGACGACAACATCCCAGTGGCCAGACCAAGCTCAACTGCACGCTTGCCACGGATGTAGGTTTCGTCGTCCATCAGCTCGGCCATGTCTTCTGTCGACTGGCCGCTGGTCTCGGCATAGAGGTCTGCCATCGCGGCGTCGAACTCTTCCATGTCGTCAGCGATATCGCGCAGGTAGTTGCGATTGCCGGCGAGCCAGGTCCAGCAGTTGTGGATCATGAGGAAGGCGCTGCTGGCCACCTCACGCTTTTTGCCGGCCAGGAATACGATCGAAGCAGCGCTAGCCGCCATGCCGAGGACCTTGGTGGTGACTTGGTGGCTGTGCTCCTGCAGGCGGTTGTAGATGGCAATGCCTTCGAACATGTCGCCGCCTGGCGAGTTGATGTAGACGGTGACATCTCGCTCGCCGATGGCCCGCAGAGCGGCATCGATTCGTTTCAGCGTGACGCCTTCGCCATACCAGTCTTCGCCGATCACTCCGTAAACAGTGATAGTGTCCGAGGTGTTCTCGACGGCCGCCTGGATCGCGGGATTCCATTTTTCGAGCGCGCGCGGGCTCATCTCGCTGCGCAGGCCGCGAGACTGAATCTTGTGCTTCATGGATTGCTCCCGTGATTTACTTTTCCGGCTGTTGGAGCCAGTTCATCAGTGCGGCCCGTGCGGCCTGGCTATCGTTTTGCTTGCCCAGCTGGTCAAGTGGCACCAGGTTGGATTGCACGGTCAGTACATCGCCACCCGGCATGCTCGGAAGGTTTTCTTTCCGCCGGCCCTCGTTTCGGGTCATGTAGCCGTTCTGCCCCATCGTGCTGAGATAGGCAGCGCGACCGGCGCTGTCCGCACGCAGGAACGCTTCAAGTGAGTACTCTGCGTAGAACTTGATCCGGTCAACAGCCGTCATGCACCACTTGTTCACGCACTGCTCGATAGGCGCCGTGAAGGACATGATGCAGTAGGTGAGAAACGCGATCTGCTGCTGTTCCAGGCCCGTGCCCCAGTTGCTGCCCTTGTCGGTCTTCATCACCATCCAAGGTGGGACGCCGAACCAGCGGCAGATTTCCTCAATGCTGTGTCCTCTCGACTCCAGCAGCTGCGCATCAGCAGGGTTGATGCCGATCATTTCCGGCTTCACACCTTGCTCGAGCACAGGGCTCTTGCCGGCATTCAACGCCCCGGAGATCGTCTTGACGTACTCGCGGAACTCGACGCGCTGGGCCGGATTCAGCGTCTTGTCTACCGAAAACGCGACCGTCGGCATCATGCCGTTCCGGAAGGTGCTGTTGGCGGCGTCGTCAGCAGACATCGCAGAACCGAATACATCTGCGCCGTACCGAATAGCAGAAAGGCCGACTCGGCCGTCCAGGGTGAAGGCTGGGATGTGCAGCATGTCCTGCCGCTTGATCTCTCGGCGGGCTCCCTTTCGGGGTCTGAAGAAATACCTGAGCCGTCCATCGTCCTCGAATTCAAGATCGACTCTCGACGGCATCAGGAAGTCCAAGGCGATGACGCGCCCAGCAGAGCGATGGATCTCGCAGTAGGCGTTGCCCCACAACAGCATCGAGGCGACGACTGCCTGCCAGAAATGGAAGGCAGCCATGTCTTCG